TGGAGAACTATCAGGAACGCGAAGAAGCGGCTCGGGAAAAGTACGACGACTTTGAACAAGTCGCGCTGAACCCGAAACTGCCGATCACGACCTTGATGGCGCAGACCATCCAAGCCTCTGATGTGGGGCCGGATGTTGCGTATTACCTCGGGAGCAATCCCAAGGAAGCGGAGCGGATTTCTAGGCTGCCGGCTTATTTGCAGGCCAAGGAAATCGGCAGGATCGAAGCCAAAGTGCAGTCGAGCCCGCCGGCCAAGAAAACCACTGCGGCTCCGTCGCCCATCAAACCCGTTACCGCTCGGTCTGCGTCTACGACGTATGACACCACTGACCCGAGGTCTGTGAAGAACATGACCACAAGTGAGTGGATTGAAGCCGAGAGGGCAAGGCAGATGCGCAACGCAGAATCGCGTGGCGTCCGTTAATTTTTTCTGAAAGGAATTCGTCGTGGCTCAAAATTTGCTCACGATTGACATGATCACCAACAAAGCGTTGGAGATCTTGGAAAACAATCTTGTTCTCACCCGCAACGTCAACCGCCAGTACGACAGTTCGTTTGCTGTCGAAGGTGCCAAGATCGGCGACACGCTGCGCATCCGCCTGCCGGATCGTGCGCTGGTTACCGACGGTGCCGCCTTGGGCGTCCAAGAGGTCAATGAGCAGCAAACCACGCTGACCATTTCCTCGCAGAAGCACATCGGCGTGAACTTCACGTCTGCCGAGATGGCTCTGTCGTTGGACGACTTTGCTGATCGCATTCTGAAGCCTCGCGTGTCGCAACTGGCCGCCAGCATCGACGCTGACGTCGCCAACTCGTTCAAGAACATCTACCAGTCGGTCGGCACCCCCGGCACGACGCCTGCGACCAGCCTAGTGCTGCTGCAGGGCAACCAGAAGCTGAACGAGGCTGCTGCCGTGATGAGTCCGCGCTACGTCACCGTCAACCCGGCGGCAAACGCGGCTCTGGTGGAAGGCATGAAGGGCCTCTTCAACCCGACCTCAACCATCTCCCGCCAGTTCAAGAACGGCATGATGGGTGAGGGCATCCTCGGGTACGAAGAGATCAACATGTCGCAGTCGATCAAGGTCCACACGACCGGCACCGCGCTCCGCTCGGACACGCCGATTGTGAAGACCACGCTGACCAACGGGGCTACCAAGCTCACGCTGGACAACGTGACCGACGGCAACACGTTGGTTCCTGGCGACGTGTTTACCATCGCTGGTGTCTTTGCGGTCAACCCGCAGACCCGTGAGTCCACTGGCTCGTTGCAGCAGTTCGTCGTGCAGAACACGGTCACCTCGGCTTCCACCGAGTTCGTGGACGTGGAGTTCCTGCCGGCGGTTTACGCGCCGACGCAAGCGCTGGCCACGGTTAGCAAGCTGCCGACTGCAAGCGATGTGGTGACGTTCTTGGGTGCCGCCAACACCGGCTACCCGCAGAACCTGATTTACCACAAGGATGCGATCACGTTTGCGACTGCTGACCTGCTGCTGCCGCAGGGCGTGGACATGGCCTCGCGCAAGGTCCACAACGGCATCTCGATGCGGATCGTGCGCCAGTACGACATCAACAACGACCGCATGCCGTGTCGTATTGACGTCCTGTACGGGTACTCCGTGATCCGGCCGCAGATGGCTGTTCGTCTCTGGGGGTAATCATCCATGTCCTTCACCAAGCCAATTGGTGTTGCGTTCACGGACCAAGATCTTGACGATGCCACGCTGGGGGCCTCCCCCAGCGCTGGCGGCAAGATCGGGTTTTACGGAACCACGCCCGTCACGCAACGCTCCAGCGCGGCGCAAGCCACGTCTGCTGTTGGCACCGCCAGCAGCGCCGATGTCACCACCTCCCTCAAGGCGGCGGTCATCGAGATCATGAACACGCTGCAGGCCGTCGGTCTGTGGAAAGGTGGCGCGTAAGCGCCAGAAAGGAATTGCATCATGGCTTTCTCTGCTCCGAAAATCGGTGACGGCGAACAGATCGGCGACGGCAACACCGCCGAAACCCTTAACGTCGGTCGCGCTAGTCAGCCGTTGGCTCTGCAGCCGTCGGCCTCTGGCACGATGGGCTTCTACGGCACCACGCCAATCTCGCAACGGACTGCGGCAGTTGCCACGTCTGCCGTTGGCACAGCGTCATCTGCTGACGTCACTACGGCCATGAAGGCCGCGTTGATCGACGTGATGAACACCTTGGCGGCCCTTGGTCTGCTGAAGGCGCTGTGATTCGCGTTCTCCATGCGGGGTGCGGCCAAGCGCCGCTCCCTAAGTGGCTGCCTGGTCAGGAGGTGCGGCTGGACATTGATCCAGACGTATCTCCTGATTTTGTTGCGCCGCTTACTGCAATGGGCGACATCGGCCAGTACGAGATCGCCTATTGCTCGCATGCGCTGGAGCACCTAGCTCCGCACGACATCGACACCGCGCTGGCAGAGTTCCACCGCGTTATCAGGCCTGGCGGTTTTTTGATTGCCGTCGTACCCAACCTAGCCGACGTCAAGCCCACGCTGGACGTTGTGTACGAATCGCCTGCCGGCCCGATCACGGGGCTGGACATGTACTACGGCAAGGCGTCGTTCGTCAAAGACAACCCGTACATGGCGCACAAGTTCGGCTTTGTGCGCAGCACGTTTGAGCAGTTTTTGCAGCGCGCAAACTTCACGGTCAAGCACGTTTCAGACTCCAACTACAACCTCATGGTGACGGCTCAGCGATGAAAATCGTGATGTGTGTGCCGACGATTACACGGCCCTACCAGCAGCTTCTTCAATCCATTGAGCAGGCCGCGCCTGCGCTAGATGCTGCCGGCATTGAGCACCAGTTCGTCAGCGAAATCGGTAACCCGTACATTAGCCAAGCGCGCAACGTGATGCTGCGCAAGGCGCTGGATGCCAACGCAGACCAGATCATCTTCCTCGACCATGATGTGTCTTTTCCGCCCGAGGCGCTGCTCAAGCTCATTCAGACTGAGGGCGACGTGGTGTCGGGCACCTATCGGTTCAAAAAGGACGAAGAAGACTACATGGGTTGCCTGTACACCACCGGGACAGGCCACCCGATCGTGCGAGCATCAGACGGCGCGATCCACGCTGAGTGGGTGCCTGCCGGGTTCCTGCGCGTCACTGCGGGCGCGGTGGACAAGTTTATGAAAGCCTACCCACACTTGTGCTACGGCTTGGCCTACAGGCCGCACGTTGACCTGTTCAACCACGGCGCGCACAAGGGCATCTGGTACGGCGAAGACTATGCGTTCAGCCGCAACTGGAACGACTGCGGCGGAAACATCTGGCTGGTGCCCGACATGGACATCACCCACCACAGCGCCGAGAAGGCCTATCCCGGCAACTACCACATGTACCTGCGACGCAGGCCCGGAGGTGACCTATGGCAACCATCTACCTGAAGCACCCCGTCCACGGCTACAAAGTCGCCACATTGGATCTGGAAGCAGAATACGACGAACAAAACGGGTGGGAGCGGTATACTCCGGGTGAAGAAGCGTCTTTGGCTCCTGTTAATGAACTGACGGCGCGCAGGAAGCGTCGGGAGTCGGCCCCTTATGCAAAGGTTCTTTGACGTTGTACAGAATCGCCAGGGCACCGCCCTAGTCGGGGCATCCATTACGGTGTATGACGGTAGTGGGAATTTGGCAACACTGTACTCCACCAATTTTTCTGTAACAGGAATTGGCCCAACAAGCAACCCCGTATTCACAAACAGTGACGGGGAATATGCGTTTTACGCCGCAAACGGAACGTACAGTTTGGTCATTTCGTACAATAATTACACTTCAGAAACGCGAGTTGGCGTAATTCTGTTTGACCCAGCAGACGGATCGCTTTTTGCAGGCAGCCTTCCTGTTCGTTCTTCATCTGGCGCGGCGTACCTTGTGCCGCTTACGCCTGCATAATGTCGCGTCGGAGGTTGCATGACTGTTCTTGCCCCAAGCGCCACTACGGCAAACGTCACAGCGGGTGACCAGATCAATGCAGCGCTAAGGCTGATTGGTCAACTGGCCGAGGGTGAAACCCCGTCGGCCGAAACGTCGCAGGATGCTCTTGCGGCGCTCAACCAGATGATTGACTCCTGGTCGATTGAACGCCTGTCGGTGTTTGCGACGCAGGATCAGGTCTTCACGTGGCCGGCAAACACGGCCACGCGCACGCTTGGGCCAAGCGGCAACTTTGTCGGCAACCGGCCTGTAATGCTGGATCCGTCGACGTACTTCCGTGACCCTGAGTCAGGAATCTCGTTCGGGCTGGTGT